ACAGGTTATATCCGAGAAAACTGCGGATACTCCCTCCCTTTATTCGGGGGGGACAACCTATACGTATGAAAGGTCTTGCGTGGAGGATCGTGAGTATAAAGCCACGATCCTCTACGAGGTCTCCAACCCCGCGAGGGATTGGAGGTATCGCCTTGGGTTTAGGGTAAAGGACTGGCCTACAACGTTCTGGCAAGTTGTGCCATACTCGTTCATGGTCGATCGCCTGTTTGATGTAACCCGGTTTTCACAGGGCGTAATCAATCTGGTTGACCCTAGAGTCACCATCCTGGCTGCAAGTACGACTTCAAAAGTAAATCGCACCTATACAGGTCGATGCACGGGAAGTTCACGCCCAAGCTGGGTATGTACTGGCCAAGGAGAGGAGATAACCGAGTTTGAATTTGGTTATCATCGCTTCCCTTGGTCACCTTCATTCCGTGATACCGTACCGCAATTTAAACCTGCGGAATTGGTAGACTCGGTAACCAAATTGGCTGATCTCACAGCTCTTGTTTACAAGAACTTTACGTGAAGCCCTCAACTAGGAGATAGCCTACATGTCTATCGATGCAGGTACCATCCTCGTAGGTGGTACAACCTCAACCACTGGTGGCACATCCACTGGTTTCATACCCAAGGAAGACGGGAATCCGAAAAAGGTAATTTTGGATGATGGGAGCGATTATCTTGCCTCCACCACCATAACCTTCACGGCCCGCGACCCTCAGGTCAACGCCAGTGCTCCAAATGGGTATACCCAGCAACGTTCGAGTATGAAAGCCGTTGTACCATTGTCACTCGACAATGGCGGCCATACCACGAATACCATCAGCATCACCCTCAGCTACGACGTGGAAACGTCGGACACTGAGAAAGAGGCGCTGACGGAACTGGGTGCCCAGCTTTTCCGGTCGGCCGCGTTTGCGGACTTCTGGCGAAAGCAGTCTATGGCGTAACCAGGCATGCCTGGTTGGTTATATGTGGTCGGGTTCCTTGCCTATGTTGCCGGACTAACCTTAATTGGTTATACGGTGACTAGCAGGGATTTGCCCTTAACACTGTGGCCAGACGTTCATGGAATTCATGACGTCATGCCGCCATCGACAATGGAGGAGGTTCCTACCGAACTTTGGTAGGCCCTCACCACCCTTACTTCTCAACAGGAGAATTTCCTATGGTAGTAAAGAAACGTGGAACAAAGAGGAAGCTCTTTGATCCTGACGAAGTATCAACATATCTTAGTCAGGGAGTTGAACGCGACTTATCCGAAGCAATACATGCGTACTGCGGAGGACCGTCCTACAAGCATGGTGTTTTACGCTATGCACTTAACCGACAGAGACAGGAGCTACTTAAGAAATACTGTAGCCCCAAGCAGGATGTCGAACGACTCGAGCGCGAAACTTTTAACAAGTTTCATGATATAAATGCTCATATGGCAGAGGTGAACGACCACATTAAGAAAATTGTGGCCGGAATCCCCGCCAGGGTCAATCGGCGAAACACGAAAACAGAGAACATACTGCTTCGTGCCAAGGCGTTAATGAATTACGTCTTGGGCCCTGTGTCATGGGAAGAGGTTTACCAAGCTGCAAAAAACAGCGCGGGGTCCTCTTTAGGTGTGCCCTTCTCCGATACATCACTGGAGAGGAAGCTCACTTTCCCACTGTCAAGTACTGATAGGGCGGCACACGTTTTCGACGAGTACATACTCTGGGATCATGATCTCAGAGTGGAGATGTTAAGATTTAATGCTCCAATGGGTTTGTTTACCCACATGTACGAAATCGTCAACGGGTCGCGCGCTACAACGGTCGATAAGACCACCGACAAGAGGCGTATGATCTGCGTGGAACCTACTGTAAATATGTATCTACAGCAAGGTCTGATGCTGGTCATGTACAACCGCCTTAAGAAGGTTGGTCTTGATCTAGAGCGTTTGCCCGAGTTGCATAGGCAGATGGCGAAACTGGCTTCGATCGATAAGCTTAATGCTACAATCGATTGGAGCTCCGCTTCTGACTGTGTTGCAATCGAGTTACTACGTTGGCTCTTGCCACCGAAGTGGTTCGATATGGTATGGACTCTAAGGTGTGACTACGCCCAGTTTACTGGTGCTGACGTTGCGCTTAACATGATAAGTACCATGGGTAATGCGGTAACTTTCCCGCTTGAAACGCTCGTCTTCTGGACTATGGCGCACGCTGTTCTCTTGGAGTCGAAGAATTCGCAGACCCTCTTCCCTGAATGGGACGAGTTAAAATCTGTGTCTGTCTTCGGCGACGATTGCATTGTGCCGACCTTTGCGGCCTCAAGATATATCGAGGTCATGGAGGAAGTAGGCTTTATAGTGAACTCTGAGAAGAGTTTCTACGGAGCCGAGCCGTTCAGAGAGTCCTGTGGAGGTGATTACCTTGCAGGATTCGACGTGAGGCCTTTTAATCTTAGGGCCCCCACCTCAACTAAGCTGTCTGCCCTCGAGCCGTGGCTGTACGTTATAGGTAACTCTCTTTTAACGAAGTACATACAGTACTTCGGGGAGATGCACCTCGCGTATGGCCATTGGTTTTGGGAAAGATGGACGAAGTTGTTCCAAAAGCACAAACTAGAACTTAAGGTTGTGCCTGAGGACTTTCCGGATGACGCTGGACTTAAGATTGCCCCTTATTTGGAGCAGTTTGCCAGTACATATCCTGTGAAATTAAGCAGGATTGATGTAAGTGATCATCACACCTATACCTTCAGGTACTTGCGCTTCCGTTATTGGGAGCGCGAGGACATTGACGATGGGTTGAGATATGCGACTTGGTTAAAGTCGCCGTCTCCGTCCATTTTCGATACCGTCGGGCCGGTGGAGAAGTCACTCCGCAGTCAAAGGAAAAGAGGAGGTTACGTCGTAGCGAAGGGTCTTACTGGCCATTGGTCAGTACCGGTTATCAGCCGGAGGGCTTCGCCCTAGTCCCCAACTAAACACAAA